GCCGCCTTCTCCACGCGCCTGTTGAGGTCTGCCTACACCGGCAAGGCCATGAACGTCCGCCGGTCTTCTGACAACGCGGCGCAAGACATCGGGTTCGTCAACGGCGCGCTCGACACGGCGTCGCTGCTGTCGTTCGTCAACAACGCGGGCCAGCCCCTTAATGCCATGTCGGCGACTGCGGCAGCGGCCTTCTCCACGCGCCTTCTGCGGTCGGCCTATGCGGGCGCGTGCATGAACGTGCGGCGCTCGTCAGACAACACCGCGCAAGACATCGGCTTCGTCAACGGCGTTCTGGACACCGCGTCCCTGCTGGCGTTTGTGGGGTCTGGGGATGGGTTTGTAACCACTTGGTATGACCAGAGTGGAAATGGCAACAACGCCACTCAAGCGACCGCAGTAAACCAATTCCAAATTGTTGTTTCCGGCGTGATACCAACACTGAATGGCAAACCGGCGCTTACGACTACTTCAAGTAAAAACAGAGCTATGACGTACACAACAGCCCTTTACTCCGGCTCTACAATGTCGGGTAATCTGGTTGGGTCATTTGACGCAGCCACAACAAACTATGGTGCAGTCATTTTGAGCGCTGCCGCAACGCCCGGAGGGTCATTGTCGGCTTCTACAACTGCTGGATTTGCATTAAGGCAAACTGGGTTTGTTGCTCTAGACGCATATCGCGGTGGCACCTCTTACGGCGGAATAAATTTTACCTCTAACGCCCCTACTGTAGTCACATCTATATTTGACAACACAAATTCTAATTTTTATTTGAATGGTTCTGGGCCAGCCAGCACAGCATCCACAGGTGCCTTTTCAGTTGCCGCTGGCGGGATATTTGACGGACTTGTTAATGGGTTGGTGAGCGAGGTCACTCTTTTTTATTCTAATTTATCCGCCGCCGATCAGGCCATTCTGGAGAAGAGCCAAGGCTTCTACTACGGCATCCAGATTGCTGGCGCGACCCCGACGTTCAACGGCTTCGTTACTACGTGGTATGATCAGTCAGGGAATGGTGTAAACGCGGTTCAGGCTACCGCCACGGCCCAACCGCAGATCGTCAACTCCGGGGCTGTTGTTGTTGGGGCAAACGGGTTGCCCGCCATGACGTTTGCAAACAGCAACACAGCAATCCTTCAATATAACTACGCGGCCGGAACAGCATTTTTCCGAAATGTTGTGTATAAAAGCTCCAATTCTTTTCCCGGTACGGATTGCGTTCTTGGGGCAAATCCAGAAAATGGCATTTATGTCACGCCTAATTTTGTATTGTACGCAGGAAGCAGCGCTGTTCTAGGCCCAACTGCCACAACAAATACAAGCTATGCTTTGTCGGAGTATTACAATTCCGCGTCTTCATTTGGATATATCAATGGAGCTTCTTACGGGCCAGTTAACCCCGGCAGCACGACTACGACATCGATGTTGATTGGAAACAGGCCAACACTCAGCCAACAAACATTCGGGTACATCAGCGAAGTCACCACGTTTGCTGCAAACCTCTCAACCACTGACCGCCAGACCCTTGAGAAGAACCAAGGCGCGTACTACGGCATCACCACCACACAGGTCACGCTTGGCCCCTTGGACTACCTGTCGGCGCGTCCCGCTGCCGCGTTCTCGACCCGTCTGCTGACCGGCACTTACGCCGGGAAGTGCATGAAGGTACGCCGGTCCAGCGACAACACCACTCAGGACATCGGGTTCGTCGGTGGTGTGCTTGATACCGCGTCTCTGTTGGCGTTTGTCGGGGCCGGGAACGGCTTTGTGGACACTTGGTACGATCAGTCAGGGAACACGCGAAACGCTGTTCAAGCCACCACTGCGGCCCAGCCGCTTATTGTGATCGCAGGTGTTGTTCAAACGATCAACGCGGCACCAACAGTCAACTTCAATGGTATTTTCGGTGGCTTGAGCAATAACACTTACGCGGCGTTTATTGGCGCGTATACGTACAATTTTGTATCGCAACTTGATACCATATCGAACTACAATTATTTGCTCGGCAATAATTTGGGGACTGTGGGATCGTTCGGTTTCGGCACAGCGAACACAGATTTGTTTAGTATTGGGTCATCAAATGGCGTTTCGGTGACGTACAACAGCTATTTCTACCCGTTGTCTACAGGAATGGTTCTGACCAATACCTCATCCGCGGGAGCCAGTAGTTCTTGTATTGCGACATTGTTTACCAATGGAACAAGTCAAGGCGCGATTACGGCGGGTTCTATTATTACGCAGGGCGCGGGATTTACCATAGGATCTGCCGGTGCAGTTGATACGCTGAGGGGGCGGCATTCCGAAGTCATCATGTTTGCATCTCAGATTTCCACCACTGACCGACAGACGTTGGAACGTGGACAAGAGGCATACTACGGCATCGCGGGGGTCTAACCATGCCAACCTACTGCCAGTTCCCTGACCTCGCCTCTGCACAGACCTACGCAGACCAGCAGACCGCGCTGGCAAACCTGCCCGCTGGGGAGGTGACCACCCGCTGGTCCGACCCCATTCTGCTGGCGGACGGCACCTATGTGGTACAAACCTTCTCCGACGACACGGCGGTCCCGTGGCAAGACACTTGGGTCCTGCCGACCGGCGGGGTGTAACACAGGCACGGGGGGCGAGGGATGGCCATCAGCAACACCTATACCTTCAACCCGTCGCTGGGTGAGATCACCCTCTACGCCTTCAATCTGTGCGGCATCAGGGGCACGGCGATCCTGCAGGAGCACATGGAATCGGCCCGCATGGCCGCCAACATGATGCTGGGCCGGTGGTCGTCGCAGGGCGTGAACCTGTGGGCGGTCGATCTGCAGACCATCCCGCTGGTGCAGGGCACGGCGACCTACAGCGTGCTGTCCAACACCGTGGCCATGCTGGACGCCTACATTGTCCAGACCAGCGGCACCTCGACCACGAACCGCCTGATCCTGCCGATCAGCCGCACGGAGTACGCCAGCTACCCCAATCCGAACCAGCAGGGCTTCCCCACCACCTACTGGTTCGACCGCCTGCTGGCCCCCACGGTGACGCTGTGGCCGGTGCCGGACGGCAACGAGACCTCGTTCAACTTCTATCGGGTCCGTCAGCTTTCCGACGCCAACTTTACCAACGGCCAGCAGGTCGAGATGCCCTACTATTTCCAAGAGGCCTTCGCCTACGGCCTTGCGGAGCGTCTCGCCATGATCTGGGCCCCCGACAAGGTGCAGATGCTGAAGCCCATGGCGGATGAATCCTACCAGATCGCCGCCACCCAGAACGTCGAGACGTCCAACTACTACATCTCGCCCATGGTCTCTGGCTACTGGAGGCCCTGATGGCTTACGCCTCACAGGCGGGCTTCGCCCGCACGAACCCCGATAGCCCCCAAGCCCACGCCATATGCGACCGCTGCGGCTTCCGGTTTAACCACGTCAATCTGAAGTGGCAGTACGACTGGCGGGGCGCGTCACTCCAGAACACCCGCATTCTGGTCTGCGATAGCTGCAATGACCGGCCGCAGACCCAGCTAAAGGCCATCATCGTCCCCTCGGACCCAGACGTGGTCCCCAACGCCCGCACGCCGGGCTACGAGGCTGCGGAGCAGGGGTCAGCCACCGGGCTGCCCTACGGTGCCCCCGACGGCCTTGTGCAGGGCGCTGTGATGCCCCTGAACAATGGGGTCAGGTATGGACTGCTGCTGCCCATCTTGTCTGTCACGGGCAACGGCACGACCAAGGTGACGGTGACGTGCGCCGCCCCGCATAATCTGTCCACCAATTCCCAGATTTCGGTGCAGGGCCTCTCCAATCCCAACGCCGACGGCTTCTACGCCGTCACTGTGACCACCGGCACGGCGTTCACCTACACCACCTACGCGAATGTACCGTCCGGCGCTTTGGCCACCCAGACGACCCGGATCGTGACGGCTCTGGTGGGCCTGCCGTATAACCAGACTGGATTTACGCCTCTGCCGCAGCCGGAATAGGGAGGGGGTATTGTGTCGTCTGAATATCCCACAAGGGCCCGCATTTCGGCCCGCAACCCGCAGGCTCAGGCCATCTGCGACAGGTGCGGCTTCAAGTACACGCACTCGGACCTGCGGTGGCAGTTCGACTGGCGCGGGTCCGCGCTCCAGAACACCCGCATCCTTGTGTGCTGGACCTGTCAGGACACGGCGCAGCAGCAGCTTCGCGCGATTGTAGTCCCATCCGACCCGACGCCCGTCATGAACCCCCGCACCGAGGCGTTTGACGAGGCGTCCGACGACTACTTCACGGCGTCAGCCCCGACGGTCTATGACGCCATGACCGGCATCCCCGTGCCGTCTGCCGACAATATCGTCACGCAGGACGGGTCATATCTGACCACCCAGCCCGTGGGCATCCCCACCGGCTACAGCATCGACGCCGTCATGCCCCTGCAGAATGCGGTGAGGTACGGCGTGGCCCTGAATGTGCTGTCGGCAAGCTCCACCGGGTCTCCGGTCGTGACAGTCACATGCTACCAGCCCCACGGGCTGTCCACCGGGTCGCAAGTCGCCGTCGAGGGAATGGCATTCGCCAACGGCCTCTACAGCGTGACAGTCACCTCGGCCACGGCCTTCACCTATCAAGCCAATTCCACCGTCCCGTCCGGCTCGATCCTGTCGCAGAACGCAAGGGTGGTTACAGCCAACGTCGGCCTGCCGTATAACTACGCGCAGGTTCCTGAGACGGGGGCGTAATGGCTAACGTAACCATACCCAATCTGCCGGTGGCCTTGACCCTGACGGGAGCGGAGCAGCTTCCGGCGGTGCAGTCGGGCACGTCCGTGCGGGTGACCGCCACGCAGATTGCCGCCCTGTCGCCCACAGTCAGCCGTATACCGTCAGTTCAGGCGATCACGACCGCCACCACCATCACGCCCTCATGCGCCGCCGTGGATCAATATGAGGTCACTGCGCTGGCATCCCCGGCCGTCGTGGCCGCGCCCACCGGAACGCCTGTCGATGGTCAGAAGCTGATGCTGCGGTTCAAGGACAATGGCACCGCCCGGACGCTGACGTGGACGACGACGGCGGGGGCCTACAGGGCCAAGGGCACCGCGCTTCCGGTGACAACAACGGCATCGACCGCGCTATACATTGGCTGTATATACAATGGCCAAGACAACTATTGGGACGTGCTCGCCGTCGGGCAATGATCAAGGGAGCCTCTTATGGCTGGCAAGACTACGGCTTTCTCAAACTTCGTGACGAGCCTGATCCTCGGCAACGTCACCACTGGCGGGGCCAGCGCCTTCACGACCCTCGTAGGCACGGCGGGATCGGCCACGACCCTGTATCTGTCGCTTCACACTGCCGACCCCGGCGTGGCTGGCAACCAGAGCACCAGCGAAATTTCATATACCGGCTCCCCCGGCTATACCCGTCAGGCGATTACCCGCGCCAGCGCGTGGACGCTTGGCTCCGGCAACACCGCCACTCTGGCCGCCGCGTACAGCTTCGGCACCATGACCGGCGGCACGGGCGGCACAGTTCAATTTTTTGGGATTGGCCTGTCATCGTCTGGCGCGGGCACGCTGCTGTATACCGGCCCCGTCACCCCCAACATCGTCGTCTCCAACGGCGTGAACCCGCAGCTTACGGCCTTGACCAGCGTCCAAGAAGCCTAAGTCTAGGACCGCCACATGACCGCTAATACGATCCTTAATACCGGCACCGGGGGCGATACCATCGCCACCGATGACATGTCCGGTGTCAAGGCCCAGCGGGTCAAGATCATTACCGGGGCCACGGGCACGGACGGCGGCAACGTCTCGCTGTCGAACCCATTCCCTGTGGGCACGGCGGGATCGCTGTTCACGGCGTCTACGTCGAACTCTTCCACGACCCAGCTTGCAGCGTCGGCGACGTTCACGGGCACCGTTGAAACCGTCTACAACCAGCAGTCCATTTCGATCCTGCTGACGAGCGACCAGCCCGGCACGCTGACCTGTCTGCAGTACATCGATGCGGGCGGAACGAGGCTTGCCCACACCGATACGTTTACCAACACGGCGGGCAGTCCGATCAGCCGCGCCATCGTGGCGAACGGTAATTATTTCAAAGTTACCTACCAAAACACGGGCGGGTCCACGACCACGACGTTCCAGCTTGACGTGGCCTACGGCCAGATCGTGCCGATCACGAACCTCGGGAACCAGCCTTTCGCGCTGGCCGAGTACAACAACGCCGCCGTCTCAAACGCCAACCCGATCCCCATTCAGCCGGTCAACACGACCCGCACCTACCTGTCGTACTATGCCAACGGCGTGGCTTCGGGCACGACGGGCACCGAGACGGCTATCGCCATCTCTCGTACCACGATGGACGGCACCGCAGCCGGTACAGCGGCCAACTCGCAGACCCCGACCTCGGGCAAGCGGTTCCGCATCACCACGATCACGTTTGGATCGCGCGGCAACGCTAGCGGCACGGCACAAGTCACCAACTTTTCACTGCGCATCAACTCAGCGGGCGCAGTGACGACCACATCATCGGTCGCGCTGTCCGCCGGTACAGCGACGCCCGGAACCGCCCAAGCGTGGGATCGCTGGTTTATCGACTTCGGATCAGACGGGCCGGAAATTGTCGGCAACGGCACCCTTCAGTGGGGCGTAACCGCGAACGCCACCTACGCCACCAACGCCCCGACTTGGTACGTCACCATCACGGGTTATGAATACTAACGGGGACTGACCCATGTCCCTGACAACCCTCTTTGCATCGACAATCCTCAACCCCAACAACACCGGGGTTCTGGTTTCAGGGAACTTCGGGTCCGCGTCCTACCAGAGCGGCGGGACCAGCTACGCCCTTGGCTCCCTGCCGGGTTGGTCCTTCAGCAACTCGACCGGCGGCTACAGCCTCGACGGGACGCAGAGCTTCGCGGCGAACACGCCCCGCATCACGTCCGCCGGTTTGCTGGTCGAGGCGGCAGCGACAAACGTCTACGGGAACAACAATCAACCGACCGGCACGCTTGTCGCGGCTCCAGACGGAACCACGACGGCGCAACAACTTAATCTAACGACGTTCGCGCAGTGGGACAGCAGCGGGCCGACGATTACGGCTGGAACTTATACGGTTTCGGTATTTGTAAAATCAAACGGCGGTCAATTCTTACAATTGCCGTGGCAAACCGGACAAGTCGCTGGCGGCGCATATGTAAACGTCGACTTGATCAATGGCGTTGTCACCCAATCTGCGTTTGTTACAAATCCAAACATCGTTTCCGTTGGAAACGGTTGGTTTCGTGTGTCCTTTACGGTTTCTTTTAACGCGGTTTTGCCACATCCATATTTTTGGCCGATTACTTCAGGGACTGCGGGGTATACGGGCGCTATTCCGGCCAGTTTTTCTTTTGCCTATTGGGGGTGGCAAATCGAGGCGGGCAGCACCGCCACTTCTTACATTGCGAATAATTCAGCCGGAACGGCATCTCGCGCCGCTGACGTAATCAGTCTGGCCTACACCGGCACGGCTACGTCGATCCGTGTTGTTTATACTGGCGGCACCGCCATACCTGCGACCGGCTCCCCGCTTAATCTCGGGGCGTCATCCGGTGGCGCGTGGGTCGGCCAGAATATCCAGACGTTCAGTATATTTGGCACTGCGTCGTCTGGATCAGGCGCGGGCTCTGTCACGGCCGCAGCTACGCTCTCGGGCGCGGGCGTCGGCAATGCCCCCATGGCGGGCTCCGTCACGGCCGCCGCGACGCTATCCGGCGCGGGCGTCTCCAATTACGCCACGACGGGCTCTGTTACAGCCAAGGCGACGCTATCCGGCGCGGGCGTCGGCAATGCCCCCATGGCGGGCTCCGTGACCGCCGCAGCGACACTTTCAGGCGCTGGCGTCTCCAATTACGCCACGACCGGCTCCGTCACCGCCACCGCCACGGTAAGCGGCGCGGGGTCCTCCTCGGCCACCTCAAGCGGCGCGGGGGCTGTCACTGCCGCCGCGACGCTATCCGGCGCGGGTGCCTCCAATTATGCCGCCACGGGCGCGGTTACTGCCGCCGCAACGGTGTCGGGGGCGAGTTCATCCTCAACGGTAGTCACGGGCGCGGGCTCCGTGACCGCCGCAGCGACACTTTCAGGCGCTGGCGTCTCCAATTACGCCACGACCGGCTCCGTCACCGCCACCGCCACGGTAAGCGGCGCGGGCCTCAGCTTCTCGCCCGCCACTGGCGCAGTCAGCGCCGCCGCCACACTGAATGGGGCGGCTGCGGCTGTTACCGCCGGGACAGGATCGGTCACTGGTGTCGCCACGGCCTCCGGCGCGGCCACCTCAAGCGCGGCAGGCACCGGCACCGTAAATGGCGTTGCGACATTAAACGGTGTTTCATATACAGTTGCGCAACCCTTCTTCTTTTTCTTCTGGGGATAAGGCCATGACGTTCGACCAGTTACTGCAGTGGACCGTCGCCTTTGTCTCGGCGGCCCTTGGATACGCCATCCGCGAGCTTTGGAGCGCCACCCAGAAGCTGCGGGAGGACTTGTCAGAACTGGAGAACCGGCTGCCCATGAATTACGTCCAGAAGGACGACTACAAGGCGGACATAGGCCGGATCATGGATCAACTGGACCGCATCTATAACAAGCTCGACAAGAAAGTGGACAGGTGAGTAGCCGCAGCCTCATGGACCTGCATCCGACAGTGATGGCCAAGTGCATGGCTCACGTCGCGGCTTGCAAGAATGAAGGCATCGACCTCCTGATCACCTGCACCTACCGCTCGCCCGAGGAGCAGGACGCCCTTTACGCGCAGGGCCGGACCAAGCCGGGAAACATCGTCACCCGCGCCAAGGGTGGCCAATCCATGCATCAGTACCGCATTGCCTACGACTGCGTGCCAATCCGCAACGGCAAGTGCGTCTGGGACGCCTCGGACCCTGCGTGGGCCACTGTGGGGGAACTGGGCAAGGCGCAGGGCCTTGAGTGGGGCGGCGACTGGGTCACGTTCAAAGAATCCCCCCACTTCCAGTATACGGGCGGCCACCCGCTGTCCCATTTCCAAAACGGCGGCACGCTGTAGCGCCCGGGGGGCCAATCTGCTACCCTGTCAAGACAATTTCGGGGTAATCCATGGCCGCCAGCACCACTGCCCTGACGTACAATTCCTACGTCACCCAGATCGCCACGTTGGCGGTGGTTAACACCACGACCAACGGCAACCTGACCGTGTTCAGCGACACGGCCATGCAGAATGCCCTGCCGCAGATGCTGAACTACGCCGAGCTTCGCATTCAGCGCGACCTCGACCTGCTGCCCCTGCAGACGACCAACACCACCTACAGCCTGACAACAGGCAGCAACACCCTGTCACTGCTGACCAGTGACTTCGTGACGATCCAGAACATCGTCCTGACGGCGTCCGGCACGCCGCTCCTGCCGGTGACCAAGGAGTGGCTGCAGAACGTCTACGGCATTGGATCGACGCAGGGCCCGCCCAACTACTTCGCGCCCTACGGGGGCGACACGGCTGGGGGAAACACTAACCAGTATTTCATTGTCGGCCCGATCCCCGATCAGGCCTACGCCGTCACGCTAGTGGGCACGATCCGTATGCCCACGCTTTACACCACGACAGGCACCGGCACGAACACGACCTTCATTTCGACCTACCTGCCGGACCTGCTGCTCATGGCCAGCATGATCTATGTCAGCGCCTACCAGCGGAACTGGGGCCGACAGTCGGACGACCCGCAGATGGCGCAGTCCTACGAGAGCCAGTACCAAGCCCTCATGAAGGGCGCGATGGTTGAGGAGTATCGGAAACGTTTTGAAGCTTATGCATGGTCGTCTGAATCGATCTCACCTGTCGCAACGCCGAAGTAAGCCATGCCCCACGCCTCGTTCAAGGTACAGCCCGGCCTCGACCAAAACGAGACGCCCGCCCTCAACATGGCGGGCCTGTCGCAGTCTCAGCTTGTGCGCTTCATCTACGACCGCACGCAGGGCGCTCTGATCCAGAAGCTGGGCGGCTGGACCAAATACTACTCCACGGCGCTGCCTG